TGAAAATACTCCCATTTTTGATTATTTTGTTTTAAAAAGTTTTGATAAAGAAAAATACTGGGAATGGGCTTTATTTGATGTCCACGATTTTATAGGAGTGGGAAGTATAATGTGTGGCTGGTATATCTCAGATAAATTAAAAACGATTTTAGAAAAATTCAGAATAGCTCCTAAATATCATTTCTACGAAACAAGGCTCCTCTACAAAGAAGAAAAATTCAAATACTGGATTTTTCAGTTTCCGATAGAGCCTCTACAAAATATTATTTTTGAGAAAAGTGATTTCTACTATATAAAGGACGGAAAACAAAATGAAATAAAAATAAAAAATGAATCAGAATTTATGCAAATAAGAAGAGATTTATTTATAGGAGAAGATATAGAGTTGGAATGTTCAAAAGTTTGTTTATTGGATAGTTTTGACATTGTTTATCAACAGCCTAATGGAGATATTCTCTGCTCAGAGCACCTGAAACAAGCCATAGAAGAAAACGGCATCACAGGTTTTGAGTTTTTTGATATTGATTATGAGGTGGTTGCAGAGTGAATTTTAAACAAAATAAAATATTGTTTATGGATATAATTTTCATCTCAATAATAGCTACTATTATTTTCAGTTCCTATTATATATTTGGTTTGTCATATTACATCACTGTTTTTGTGATAAATTTATGTATTACATTCACTATTTTCAAGTACTACCCGTTAGCAGATGGACACGGTGCTGTAATCGTGTATTTATTTTTTTTCATAGATGTTTTAGTCTTACATTTAAGTATAATCCCTTTTTTCTTTATAAAAAAAAGAAAAAAAATATTATACAGGATGATACCTATCATAGTATATTTTTTTGAATCTTTATCTTATTTTGGTATGAGTAGTCATACTTCTAAAAATTTACAGATTTCATTTTTATTATTTCTCTCTTTTTTTCCTTTACATATTCTATTTTACATTAAAAACAAACATAAAATAGAAGAAAATGAATAATTGGTTTAATTCCAAAATAAACAAAGATTTTTTTATTACATAAGCTTTAAAATAACTATAAAATAATTTTTATGATACTCCTTGTCTTACTTTGTTTCATGATTTATGGGACTTTTAAAATATCTATTAACAAAAAATGGAGCATATATCTTTATGACATTCTTTTTTGCCTTATTTCTTTTATTTTTTATGCTCTTATTTCGGCAGATCAAAATAATGGTCATGGAGGTGCGCTAATAGCTTATTTCTATATTACTGTGCTCCTTCCTATAATGATTATTACTAAATTTATTATAAATATGGTTTTTTCTTATTTAAACTTAGATTATGGTTTTCATATCGTTTCTATGTGTATATTACTGATATTCTTAGTTTATCTATCAGCACCTAATAATGATCATTCATACCGTTTTTTTAATTTATCTAATTCTTCAGTTTATTTTTATAAATCTGTCATATTTCATTTATTTTTATTCTTATTGTATTATAATAAATGGACAAATCATAAAAGGTAATATAAAATAAAATTTTAAATTAAAATGAGTTTAGAGGCGAATATTTAAATCCTATTCTGAATAATCTGTATAAAATACAATGCACAGATATTGTATAAAATAATCTTTACAAGATATGGGAAAAATAAAGTTTCCTTTTCTTTAAAAAATATAAAAAATGAACATCATCAAGAAAATCATAACTCATACTAAAATAGCGGTAATGCTTATTTTAGCATTATTATTGAAAAATTGTAAGGAAAATGTTAGAAAGGAAGAAAGATTTGGTCCAAGAGGTCCCATTTCCGAAAAACTAAGTTATCAATTGAAAAATAATAAATGGAAACTGAGAAGATATCGTATTATTGACCAATCAAAAGGAGAAATAATCTATAAAAAAGACATAAATAACATTATATTATCCTTTGATGAAGAAAAAATTTTAAAGGACAATGAGTATTATGGAAAAGTTAATTATGAAGCGAATGAATTTATAATTAGCGACATAGATACTCTTACTAACAGATATTATCTTTTATATCTAAAAAACGGACAAGCGATTCTACAAAATAATGTTTTATACTATAAGAATAACCACATTATAAAATCACTTACCATACACATTAGTTTAAGCACAGATACCATAAAAAGCAATGAAGAATACTACCATACAGCTCCTTGATTTAGCTTTAAATTATTTATTCCTATAATTTATATTATGTTAAATTAAAATGTTTTATTATGAAAATTATTTGGATTAAAATCGTTGATGTAATCGTTAAAAATGTGTTACCAGTTGTTGTAAATATTTTGGTAGATTTATTAGAAACAAAGGTAGAAAATGCGAAAAAGAAAGTTGAATTGGTTTAAAAAGTCGTGCAGGTTCGTTCTGTTGTTCCTGCCCTACTTATTTTATTTGTTTACAAAGTTTGTAACTACGACAAATGACGGTATACAAATGTTATCTTCTAAATTGTTAGATAAGTTAAAATTATCAGATTATGAGAAGTTAAATTATGATGAAAAATATGAAATACTGTAATTAATGGATGCTTTAAAAAATAATATAAACTTCAGTAAGTTTGATTTATCCCATACTCACAAAACAAGTATGGATATGGGTCAATTGGTACCTATTGCGTGTATTCCTACTCTGCCGGGTGACAAAATAAATGTAGATGTAGACGCATTTATTAGAGGTATGCCGACATTGGTTCCGATAATGGATAAAGTAGATATAAAAATTAATCATTTCTATGTCCCGTATAGAGTTCTTTGGTCTAGATTTGAGGAGTTCATATCTCATTCTGATAGGCATAAGTTGAGAAATGACGAAAAACCTACGATGCCTGTTTTTGATACTAATCAGTTGTTTGCTGTGTTTCAAAGAGGTGTAAATGGTGCTAATGTTTCTGCTGATGCCTTTAAAGTAGGTACTAAGGATTATAAAGATTCTTTAAAAACATTAACTAAGAAGTATAAACTAGGTAGATTGTTAAATTATCTATCTATGGATAATATGATTACTTCTAATAATTCAGGAAATCCTACAAAGAAAGATAAAGATTTAGTTTCGTTGATGCCTGTTTTGGCGTATAATAGAATTTTCCTTGACTATTATGCACCGCAAAGATGGTTAAATTATTTCCAAAGTAATAATAAGCCTCATTGGTTTATGGAGCTTTCTAAATTGTTAGAAGAGATAAAAAATAGTAATAATTATTTGTTAGATGGTTCAAAAGTAGGTAATGAAAGTAAATATGATATACTTAAATTATTCGGTTTAGGTTCTGTAGTAGATGCTACTAATGGTATAGGACATGTCTTTGATGATAAGATATTTAATTTATTTAGTTTAAAGAATTCATACTGGAGTCAGGATTACTTCACTTCTGCACTTCCGGAGCCTACTCTGTTCGGTGATATTAAATTACCATTGTTTAACGAGGATATTCCGGACAATCAAAAACACTTAATTGCTTCCGGCGGTGCTCGTGTAGAGTTCGCAAGTTCTGGAAACTATGCAAATGAGTCTGATATTAAGCATAATAATAGTGTACTGTCTACTATTAGAGATTTAAGAAAGGCTGTAAGTCTTCAGCATTATTTTGAAACATTGTCTCAAGCTGGTGGTAGATATTTGGAAACGATGGAAGTTATGTTCGGTCAAAGATTACCGGATGATATGCTAAATTATTCTGAATATCTTGGAGGTTCTGTTATTCCATTATTTGTAAATGAAGTAGAGCAAACTGCTCCATATGAGAATAAATCTGGTGATAAGACCTATTTAGGTGATTTATCAGGAAAACCTGTCGGTGCTGGTAGTGGTGAAAATATATTCTTCGAAGCTGATGAGTACGGAATATATATGGCTATTGCCCACATTGTGCCTAAAAGAAGTTACTATAATTTAGGTTTAAGATATTGGAGAGAGCTGGAACCATTGGATTTACCAAATCCTGCGTTTGAAGGTCTAGGAGATCAGGCTGTTTATCGCTATGAAATTGGTAGTGCATTGGCGCAAAATGCTTGGGATGTCTTCGGATATGTTCCGAGGTATGCTCACTACAAAACAGTACTGGATAAATTCTCTGGAGAGATGGAGCATTCATTAAAGAGATGGCATTTAGGAGATTATTCGTATGGACAAGCTAAAGATGCTCAATTAAATATAAATCCTGAGTCTTTCATGTGTGCCCCTAGAAATGATATATTCCATGTTCCGGATGAACCAGACAAGTTTATTTGTACATATAATTTGAAAATAGATGCTGTTCGTCCTCTATCTTATGAGGCACCAGTAGGAGTTAGTAGAATTTAGAATGATTATATAAGTTTAATTTTTAATTAGTTAATTATGAGTAGAGGAAAGAGAAGATATAACCTATCCCGTGGAGGTTTTAGGTTATCTTAAGAAAATTGATGTGTTCTATGTTTAGGGAGTTAAGAGCGAATAATAGTAGTTTTTGCTCCCTTTTTTACAAAAAAGGCGCACGCCCCCCTTGATTAAAGTAGTGCGCATTGACACCACTATGTCAATGGATAATAAACAATAAAAAAAAATAATGTAATGAGAAGAGAAACAAACAGTTACAAAGATTACGATTTTGATTTAGAAGAATATCAAAAAGAAAATCAGAAGTTAGATAAGGATATTAAGCAAGAAAACTATGTAAAATCGGTAGATACTTCCGTTTCTGCGATGGTGTCCCGTGGTATAGTTGCTGATAATAGTCAGTTAGTGTATGGCGAGGATATTCCCCCGCTATCTAAGATGTCATTAATGGAGTTGCATAAAATGAAACAACTGTATTCTGATAAAGTGCAAGGATTAGAGGCTGATATAAAGTATCAAGAAGAAAACTATAAAAGACTTCAGGAGTTAAAAGCTCAAGAGTTAAAAGATGTTGAACCAAAAACTGAATAGTTATGGACTGGATATCTACGGCAATAGCTGGAGTTTCGCAAGGAGTTAATGCTTTGTTGCAATCTGGACAAAACAGGAAAAATAGAGAATTTCAAGAGCGTGAAAACGAAAAAGCTAGACAGTTCGCTGTCCAGCAATGGAATGCGCAAAATGAATATAATTTGCCCGTTAATCAGATGACAAGGTTAAGAGATGCTGGAATAAATCCACATTTGGCATATTCAAACGGTCAGCCTATGAATACTTCTAATGCTCCGGCTGCTCCTTCTGGAGTTAGTTCTCTTCCGGCTGGTGAAGCCCCAAAGTTTAATTTAGGTGAGTTGTACCAAACCTTATTAACTAAGTCTCAGATAAAAAATATGGATGCTGACACTGCCAAGAAAGAAGCTGAAAAAAGAGAGGTAGAAGCTCGTACGGAAAATACTACTACTGATACGGAAATTAAGAAAGTAGAGCTAAACCATAAGGATAGAGAGATTATGGCTAAAATAAATGTAGATGAACAGCAAGTAGAAGAAAGTAAGTCAAGGATAGAGAGTTCAGAGGTTGCAAATCGTAAGATGGAACAGGAAATAGAGAATTTGAAGTCTCAAAAAAATCTTACAGATCAGCAGGTAGAAAATCTTAAAAAGACAATTTACCTAATCATGGCTCAAATAGATAATACTAATGCTGATACCCATTTAAAAGAAGCTCAAAGACAAACCGAATTAGTCCGTAAAGGTAATGTAGAAGCTGATACTAGGCTAAAGAATGCACAGGTAACAGGTCAAAACATACAAAACATGTTCTCTCCTATGCTGTTAAGTGCTACTGTTTCTAAAGTCTGGACTGAGATAAAGAAAATAGGTGTAGATATTGGTCATATAGAACATCAGGAATTAAGTTCTATAATTGGTGCTTTGTCTAAATATGTTAAAGACGGTAATAATACTATGAATATGAGTTCATTGCCTTAAAAAAATGTGTCTTGATCCTAAAGTCATAAAGTCTAAAACTTGCGGTGCTGAGAATTACATAGGGAGCCTCTATTACAGTGATGATAGAGGTAATCCCTATACTGTTGTGCCTTGTGGAAAGTGTATAGAATGTAGGAACTTGTATATAGAACAGTGGCAAATCCGCTGGAAAGAACAGATAAAAGATAGTGTAGAGAATTCCTGCTATATGCTTACTTTGACTTATAACGATGAGAATCTACCTACGGAAGTAATAGATGAGGAGACTGGAGAAGTTATTAGTGAAGTTACAACCTTAAGATATAGTGATGTAACTAAGTTTTTAAAGAGATTAAGAAAAAGACAGGATAAATTTATTAAGGAAAATGGATTAGATCATGTAGCGATAAAATACCATTATTGCGGTGAATATGGTACGAAGTTCACTAGACGGCCTCATTATCATATGTTGATTACAAATGTGATCATTCCGATAGATGGTATAGGTGATTTTAAAAATAATACATTTAATGATATCTGGAAAAATGGTCACGTTCATATTGGAACAGATGTAACGGAAAAATCTATGAGGTATATTTTAAAATATACTTTAAAAAATGTTTATAATCAGGATGAAAAGGAAACAATACAAGAAACCAAAGAGATTGCGCGAAGTTATTGCGGAGCTACTTGCTTCGATGATGTGCCAGAGTTCCACAAGTTCAGTGAAAGAGAAATAATAGATTATTGGAGTGATGTTCTGGAAAGAGAAAGAAATATATACTTTGATTTACCCTTTAATAGGTCTGATAATAAAAGCTTTAATAACTTTTGTTTGGATTTTCTGGAGCAAAAGAAGAAAGAAGTAGAAATTATTCAGGAAGAATTTAAAGTAAGAAATATTTGTAGGATATATAGAACAGGTAAAAATAAAGGTCGTATAATTGAGAAAGCTATATGTAGTAAAGGTATAGGTAAAGGATATTTAACTGAAAAAAATATAGGTTATCATAAATCTAATCTAGATTTAGGCTATATGGATTATGAAGATGGTAAAGGTTGGAAAGAGCGTCCATTACCTAGATATTATAGAGATTATATTTTTAATCCTATATTGAAAATAGATGAGAAAAAAGAATATTATAGGTCTATTGGTATAGAACCTACAAAAGAGGTTCTGAAGAGACAAATTAGAAAATATAGAGAATGTCAAGAAGATTATGAAGATACGCTAATATATAAAAAGCGTGTAATGATGTATAGGCGTAATATGTCTGAATATCTGGAAATCTTGGAAAAGATAGATAAAGTAGGTGAAGAAAATTATTATTTTGAAGTTAATTCGTATAAAAATGTAAAATCTCAACAGTATATGTCTAATCTTGCTAAATATCTAGCAGGTGTAAGCTATAGAGAGCCTGAATTTATTTAAAAACATGATAAAAATTATGTAAATATATGTAAATTAATATTATATTTGTAGTGTTAAATTTATTTGATTTATGGATTGGATTACTGGTGTAATTGTTGTGCTTGTATGCGTGTTCTTCTTTATGGGAGATCAGAAGAAGAATAAATAGTTTTTTTTTTTTTTTTTCGGGGTTCGCTCCCGAAAGAGCGAGAAAAAGAATAAGCGTAGTGCTGTTATCGTATGCCTATGGCTACGAAAATGAGCTTGTATTATTAATATGGTTGTTTT